AGACTAATCATCATCTGCCAGTTCATCATAAATTGCTTTCTCAGAATCACTGAGACTTTCATAGGTGTATACAGGTTCAGAAAGCATCTCATCTTCTGTAAAATAATATGCAGAATCTTTATATCCAAATATTGAATCTTCTTTCTTCTTATAGAAGCATTTAAAGTTTCTTGTCAAATATGAGATTGTGTATCCAGTCATTTGATTTATTCTTTCAATAGAATATCCAGATTTTATCAAATCATGAATAAGATTTATGTCATGTACATCTCCACTCATGGACCAAAGTAATGAAAACCTTCATTCACAATATCTGCGTCATTACCTTCAACAATATTCCAACACATTGTTCCAAGATTAGATGTTACTTGTTTATTCTTATCTTCTTTCTTAACAAAATACTTAGAGTTTGACATGTACTGGTAGTCACCAGATTCATTAAATGCATCAGCATATTGACCTATTGCTTGAAATACAAGATCCCAAGTGTACTCAGGATACTCATTAAAAAACCAAATGAATCTGTCATAAAGTTCTTTAGGGTTTGTGCGATAAGCATGTGCTGAATCAGGACGTTTTCCTTTAGGAAAATGCTCATTGTACCTGATGATGTTTTCTTCCCATTCTTCAAATGGTACTTTCTTTTTTGGTGGTGCTTTTTCTAATATCTTTTGACCATTGCGTAAAACTCCTTTTCCAAGGGTTGTTAGCACATAGATACCATTCACTTCTTTCATGTAATCAGATAAAGCAAGACGATACTGCTCACTGCGTACATTAATGAAATTTGAATGCTCATAGCCATTGAACATAGAATGTAACACGTAGAAGCCATTTGGACTAAGCTTGTGCTTAACCAAGTAATCAAAGAATTCTTTCATGTTAGTTTAATAAATGTTCGTATTTTTTTTCTTTTGCAGATGCAGAGTGTTCTTGTAAGGGAACAAATCTGTCTGCTCTATAGCCAATCCAGGGTAAACCATATTTGGTTCTTCCTTTATTTGTCACACCTTTAATGATGTAGACTTTTTGCTCAAAGTTATTGATGAACTCAGTTTCAACTGAATAATTCATACCTTCTTCAATTTCTCCTCCAGGAGGTAGTTTGTCAGAATTAATGCATAAAACTTCCATAATATAAAAAAATAAGGCTGCTTTTACACAGCCTTTTGTGATTATCTAACAGGACAAGCTCCTCCTTCACAATCTGCAATGTCCATATCATCAAGATTGATAGTACTATCAAATGATGAAATTGGAACAACTGTTGCTGAAAGCTCAAGATATTTCTCTTCTGTAATTTCTTCCAATGGTGCTTGATCAAAACCATGCTCATTGTGCAATAAGAAAGACACTGACTTAACATTGAAATAGTTACTCACCAGCCACGCTTTAATTTCATCAAGCTCATGCTTGCGATAGTAAATTGTAACTGAAACAGCATTGTCAGACCATTCTGTTTGTAAACGTTTGATTACTTCAAGCTGATCAACTGCAGTCATGTCATTTGCTAGNAATGTTCCTTTTGGAAACTTGCATGGAAATGATACTACAACAGTACTATGATCTTCAGTGCCATCAAAATTACGCTGGAACTCTAATGGAAACCCATTCTTTCTACACACATTAACAACTGGACTATCAGAAGACATTCTAATTCTGCGTATGTAAAACTCAGAGTATGCAGGATGAGCACCAGAGGTCACTCCAGCTAACAAACTTAATGTGCCTGAAGGTTTTACTGTTGTAAGTTTTATTGATGGATTAAATCCATTCTTTTCACTATACTCAGTATCATACCTTCTTAGTAAATTGTAACACTCAGAAAGCCAACTACGTTGTTCATCAGAAGCTTGAAGATATCCTGTAACACCAATACCCATTCTCATGTTTTTGTGTACAATGTCTTCAGTTTCTTTGATTTCACATTTCATAGCCAAAGAATGTTTATTGATTCTGTAAAGGATTAAAGCTGTTTTAGCTAAATCAGCATACGAGTTGATATTTGGAAGATATATTTCTGCCAAGCAACAAGTCTCATAATTAGCTAAAGACTGTTCTGCACATGGATTAAAACCCATTACTTCAGGNTCTGGATATGTAGTNTCACCTGTTCTACCCATTCTGCGAGCAGCATCAAGATTTATTAAACCATACGGTTCACCATTACCATTGTAACCTTCCCAAAATTCTTCTGGCAACTTTGTTATGTCATCACATATTACTGAGTTGTTGCTCATTGCACGCCAGTTAGGAATTCCTCCAAGGTCCCAGCGTTTTGCACGTAGAAACTCAAAATCATCATAGTCACCTAGTGCAATTTGAGCTGAGCGTCTAACATTACCTGCAACAACAATACGTCCAATAATGTTCATAATGTCAAGGCAGTCAACAGGACGTACTCTTTTACCTGATCTTGCATTAAGAATAGTGTTAATTTCTCCAATACCCCATACTAAATCTTGTGGTCCTGATGCAGTTCCTCCAAAACCTTTAATNGGTGATCCTTTTGAGCGTATNAAATGACAAGCATAAGTAAATCCTTTNCCTGTTATAAATGATGCTTCAAGCACACGTCTCATAAGTTCTACCCAACCTTCTCTTGAATCAGGCACAATAAAGTCAGCGTCATTCACATCAATGCGCTCTACTTTTACCTTCTTCAAAATCTTAGGTATTTGGTACACATGCTCACGCTGAATGTTAAATCCTACACCTGAACCTAGCATAAGCATTTCAAATGCCCATGTAAAAGGTCTAATAGGTTCATCACAAACAACAAAGGCACAATTTTGCAAAGATGGTAGTCCTAATTTGTCAACGGTTTTTGTACCTAATTGCCACAAAAATCTTCCTGCTACTGTACCTTTTAATTTTAGCATAATCTCTCTAAGTGCATGCTCTTCTGCTTCTGTAAATCCAACATTTAGTTGGTCTCTGCATGATTCAACCACACGTTCAATTGTATCAGACCATTCTTCTGATTTTCCACTTTTTGTAGGTCTTGAATATGTACGCTTATACGTAACATAACCTACTGGTCCCCAAGGGGTAACGTCAGCGTTAGCTTTTGTTTCTGTCATAATTATAATTTTAAGGTTTTATATAAAAAAAGGAAGGGCAACAAATATCGTAAATTTTAAGTTTTGTGCCAAATGATTATAATAATTTTTTTTTTAAAAATGTGTAAGTAATTCCATGTAATTTCAGATATTTGTACTATCTTATACTTGAGGGAGGTGAGAGTACAAAAAAAGACTATGAAAAAACTTTTTGTACTGCTTACATTATTGGCAATAATCTTGACATCATGTGATGCAAGTAAGCGTATGCAAAAACGTTTAGATAGATATTGCAAGCTTTGTCCTTCAAAAGACAGTACAATTACTGTTACTGAATACAAAGATAAAATTGTCACTGTTCCTGGTGATACAACTATTGTTGTAGATAGTCTTTATTGTGATTCATTAGGTAATGTTTACATTAAAAGACTTTCTGAAAAAGATGGTGAACTTGTACGCCTTAAGCAAACTCTTAAAAACAATAAACTTACAAGCACTGTAATAGTCAAAACTCAATATGTGAATGTTCCAGGAGTAACTATTACAAAAACACGCGATGTAATCAAAACCTTACCAGCTAAAGAAATAAAGTATGTACCATGGTATATCAATTTTCTTGCTGTTCTTGGTGGTATCACGTTTTTATTAATTCTTTTTTACATAATTTACAAAATAACCTTAGGAAAATGGACACATCAACTTTAACAATTGTTTTATTTATTGCAGGATCAGTATTTACAATATTTGGTTTCTTTTTAAGAACAGCATATATGGATACTAGAAAAGATGTTGAATTTTTAATGACAAATTATACAAAAATGAATGAAGAACTTGGTAAGCTCAAAGGTAAAATTGAACTGGTTCAACAAGAGAATCAATTAAAGTATCAAGCTATACAAGAACTTACGCAACTTGAAATAAAAAATCTGGCAAAAAATGTTAGTGAATTATCAGACGCTGTTAAACAATTAATTTTAAGTAGATAACTATGGAATTAAATTTATCCAAAATCAAACAGGTTCCTTTGTCAGAAAGTCAGTATGTCAAAGAAGAAACTAAAAAAACACAAATTGTGTTGCATCACACTGCAGGAAACTCTTCAGGTGTTGGTACAATAAAAATGTGGAATGCAGATGACAGAGGTAGAATTGCAACATGTATTGTAATTTCTGGTAAAGGTTTATCATCAGATACAACTGATGGTGAAATTTGTCAAGCATTCTCATCTAAATACTGGGCATACCATCTTGGAATTAAACCAGATGTTTTTAGATCAGTAGGAGTACCTTACCAAAGATTAGATAAACTTGCTATTGGCATTGAAATCTGTAACTGGGGACCATTAACTTTAAAGAATGATGGTAAGTTCTACAACTATGTTGATAGAGTAGTTCCAGTTGATCAAGTATGCACATTAGAGAAGCCTTATAAAGGATATACTTACTATCACGCATACACAGATGCACAGATTGAATCTGTGAGACAATTACTTGTTTATTGGAGTAAAATTTACAGTATTCCACTTAACTACAACCTAGCAGATATGTGGAATGTTTCTGTAAACGCACTCAAAGGAGTTCCAGGCGTGTATACACACAATTCTTATAGAAAAGATAAGTCTGACATCTCTCCTCAACCAAAGATGATAGCAATGTTGAAATCCCTTAAATCATAAATCATGAATAAATTACAAATCCTAGGTATTGCAAGACACATTTTAACTTTCGCAGGAGGTTTTCTTGTTGTACGTGGTTATGTAGATGAGTCTACATTAACTGAAATTATTGGTTCTGTTGTAACACTTGCTGGTCTTATCTGGTCAGTAGTAGACAAAACTCCTACAAAAGATGGCAGCGAAGGTTAATTCAGTAGCTAACACATCTTCATTGAAGAAATCAAAAGTTTCTAGACCAGGTGTCCATTCTAAAACAAAGACATCATATTCTAAGAACTCAAAACACTATCGCAAGAGCTATAAAGGGCAAGGGCGATAAAAGATGCTACTATGCTTAATGTTTAGTGGTTTTTCTTCTTCTGTAAAAAGTCCCCTAGTAATAGGGGATTTTTGCTTTCTACAGAACTTGCTTAATGTTATTAAGAAGCGGATGTCATAGTCAAGTGTTGTAATTCATGTTCATCAGGAAATACTTCTTCAAAATCAGAATCTGATAATTCATCTATTGGACAATCATCAAGATTAAACATTGTTGAAAATACTTCATGTACTTTAACTTGGTGATCCAACCAATCTGATGGATGTGAGTCTTTCAAAGACAATGTAATATGATTATAGAAAGCCCATGCAGAATCAGTATCAACCTTGTAGTCAAAAGAAGGTTTACTAAACTCTTTCTTTATGTTATTGAGTTGCATAGTATTAATCACATCTTTTCTCATGAACAATTCACCTAGAATATCATGTTGTGCAGTGGTGCTTAATAATATTTCTTTCATAGAGTCTTTGTGTTGAACCAAAGAGTCCCAGTATTCACCAGCATTATTAATGTATTCACTAATAATACCTTCTGCTAAAAGATCTGCTGCACCTTTGTGCACGCGTTTGTATTTGCCAAATTTGCTGTTGTTCAGCATCATACCATTCATACAAACTTTTACAAGACCACCTAAATTGAATCTAAATGCTAATTGTTTGTTGTAGGAATTGGTAAAATTAGCAGACAGCTCTATGTCTGAATCTGCTTTGTAATTTAATCTCAACGTACCTAGAGCAATTTGCCCATCATTAGTACACCTGTAGTCTTCTCCAGTGATAATAAAACCAGCACTGGTTATTTCACTTCTCACACGATTAATCACACTTGCATGTGATATAGGAGTGTAAGTATCTGTTTTCTCTGGCAATGCAGTAGATAAGATTTTTGCATAGGCATCCATGCCACTTACTGTTCTTTTCATAATTCTAATTTTAACTGTTGATATAAATTTGTAGGAATAACTTCTGACTCACTCTCAATCTTTTTGATTTCATCATAAATTTTGTTTAGATAATATTTATCATCTATGTTGTAATCTTCCCAAGCACGCATTTCTGCTTTGTTGAAAATAGTTTGATGTATTGGGCCACTTTCTAATTGTATTTGTCTTCCATCTGGATGACACTTGACAATCTTTGTACCTTTAGTAGATACAAAGTATCTGACAAGCTTTTGAAGTTTGCGTTCATAATATTCGCCAGCTTCAATGCCTTTTTCAATAAAAAACCAGTTGCCTTTTATTTTGGAACCAGTACAATAGTCAAATATGTTCTTGTTGCTTTGAACATAATCTTTGGGATCAACACCATTCACAAAATACTCATACCAAGCTTTTGGTATTATTAAGTTAGACTTGTTCTTGTGTAAAGGAAGTTCTTGAAATTCAAATCTACCTTTACATTTTGTCTTACCATCATCATAAATTGCAATGTAATTGTTGACGTCACCAATAATCATTTTTTGATAATCAACAGATTCAAGTTGTAGTTGAGTCATATCTTCCCACTCTTTGCAAATCTCAAAGAAATAGGCTTCATCTTTTTCATCTATCACAAACTCTAAACCATCTGTATTTTGCATCAGAGGTTGTGAGTTAGGAATTCTTGTAGTAACCATTTCATACAGCATAGATAAAAGCAGCTGACCATTTACAGTAATCCTAAAAGTTAACTCTGGATCATATAAAAATGAATACTTGCTCTTACTTAAACCATAAGTAGAATTTAATATAATCTTGAAAAGATAATTTAAAGGATCTGACTTTGGATACTTCTTTCTTTCTTCAAAAAACCATTCATACAACTCACAGAAATCATCTTTTGGTATTTGTGCAGGAGACCATCCATTCTTGATAGCAAGATTAGGATAAAAACTTGTAACATCTACACTGACAATCTTTCTGCCAAGTTCTGGTTTATAAATGCCAGGTTTAATACAACCATGAATGCCACCTAGTGCATATACAGTATTGACACCCTTGTGCAGCATGTTATAACTTGGTCCTTTTTTCTTGAGTTCTTCATCACCACCATCAAGAATTGTTGTATCTACAACTAGATTTTTAAACCAGTTATGTACACCAATAAAGTCATGAGTTTCAAACTTTACACATGGCAAAATGATATCGCGTATAACAACGTTTTTACGATATGTCCTCATGTCTCTAATTTGTTTTTTATCAAGACCTAGCTTCTCAGAAAGAAAATGAAGAAATATTTCCTTGGAAATCCTTGGCTCACTAGCAGAATATAAATTGACATTATAAGTTTCACTAAGTTTAGCACGCAGATTAATCTGTGATACCATAACTCTTGTACCCTTAGAATCTTTCATATTGAATATTGCCTTGGTAGATTTAACATCATTAATACAGTAGTCAACTACCATATCTAATGTTTCTCTATTCATAACTCTCTCATAATGAGGGTGTGGCATTTCTTCAACATTGTGCCAGTCCATACTAAACTGTGTCCATTTTAAAGATGTACGCTTGGCGTTACTATCCCAATGATTAAGTTTATATATATCAACACATTTAATTGAAAGTTTGAATTCTGGATAATCAACAAACTCATTTCTATCAGATTTACCAATTACATACTGAGCATATTCATATATTCTATCTGCAAGAGATTCACCATCTGCACTTGGATGTAAAAACTCATCTTTGTTTTCTAGTATAAACTCAGTAATCTGAGCATCAAACGCAAGATTATTATATCCAAAATGCCAATCCTTAGATTTTCGTGATTCAATGAGAAACTTAATAAACTTTGCAGCATCATTTTGGTGTTTGTCAATAATAAAAACTTTTCGTTCATCTTTATTATATGGTTCAAACACTGCAACAAAACAATTCACAATGGTTTCATAATCCATTACCCAGAATTCTCTTTCTCTCATTATTTTTGTTCTTTGGATTTTTTGATTTTCTCAACAATTTCTTTTTTACCTTCTTCAGTAAACATGTCACCTAATTCAAATGCTGAGTGAAGAACATCACTAAACACTTTTGAATCATCATTAATTGCAAATCTTTTTACAAATGCAACAATGTCATTGATGTCTTCTAAATAATATTCATAGTACGCAGGAATAATCACGCGTTGTTCTTGCCATCCTTGATTTCCATCAGCACGTTTTGTAGGAACAATGTCACCTTTTTCTGTAAGGCGAGGCATCATCATTGGTTTCTCTTTAATATCTTTTGAGATAATAGCAAGAACCTTTTGCTCAGGATCAAATATTGCCTCATTATAAGGACAATCTTTGTCAACAGGCATCATACGAAATGTTGGTTTATCATTCCATTTAGTAGAATACACTACCATATTTTTAACACTAGAGTTCATATTACTTGATTTTTAAAATTACAATTTGTACGTTTCTTTTTCTTTATTGTATTTGTCACAAAGTTCACCAACTTCTTGTAGCGTTGCTACATCAATTAGCAGCATTTCTGCATAGTCTTTGAAATACTTTTTAGGAAATATAAATGATTCTACATAAGCCCATTCAGGAGTATGTATACCATAATAGTCAGATAAATGCCTTTTGGCGTTTTGCGAAAACTTAGAATATTTACCTTGGATAAATAAATCATAGTCATACGCGCTTGGGTTCATGTCAAATATGTAAGCAACTCTACCATCGCAAAGTGGTACTACATAATCTAACAGGGTGTGTGTCATTAATTTGTTTTTTTCAAACGTTAACCACTGATCAGTATCTTCCTTTTGATAAATGCAAACAAGTTTGCGCTCATCATCTGGAAACTCCTCTGGCCAATGCACATAAACCTGCACTGGCCTTGGATCTCTTGTACGCTTGAAACCAAGCAGAGGATACAAAAAAGTATAAGACTTTTGAAAATACTGCTTATACATTTGTTTTATCATAATACTAATTCATTATTGTTAACAATAAACTTGTAAGGTAACTCAAAGTTCTTTGTTTCAAAGTGATACTTTGCCTCATCAAGCATTTTGTCAGTTTCCTCTTCCCATTTGGCAAGAGTTTCATCAGAAATTCTGATAGGAGCAATTTGCATAAATGGATCTACTACCAAGAATCTAAAAGTAATCTTATACCCTAAATACTTTGGCTGAGATGTATACACATGCTCTACTAATTTCTTGTAAATAGATGCTTGTATCCAGTATTTAAAATACTCTATACTATCAGTAAATTGTGAAATAGATTTACCTGTTTTCTTCAGGTCATTTACACGAATTTCTTTAGCAGCATGATCTACTACAAGATTGTCAATAATGCCACGCAGGCCAAAATATGGATTGTCTGCAAATTTCACCAACTGAATCTCATTGTGTTTTTCAACAGGTGAGAAAGAATCTGCAAAAAAGCCCATCACATCCATAACTGAAACAGTTGATGTAATTTTCTCTACTACAGATTTACAGAAGTTATAAACTTCTTGATCAATGACAACACGTCCTTCTGCTTTTTTCAAATAGTCCCAATAAGCATTATGCTTTGTGTTAATCATTTTCTCTACTCTCTGTGCATCTGTTTTAAGAGATTGATACAGATTTATATCTTTTAAAACATCAAGTATTGCACCTGAAAATTCTTCAAGGTTTTCACGCGTATCACCATCTTTTGTTAATTCTTTATAATGATTAAAGACTGTGTGTAACACACTGCGTGGATTGTCACTTGGTAGGTCCTCAACACATATAACAAATTGATTGTCAAAGTCTTCAGGTTTTAATAATAAACAATGAATAAGTGAACCTTCAATCATGTTTTTGTCTATAACGTCTTCTTTTTGTCCTAAAACATAATGTTTATAAAATGCTGCTGGACTAAATAATAATTTATTTAAACCAGAATAAGACATCAAAAAGTCTTTGTCAAAAAATTCTTGCTCCTTCTGAATACGTTCAGAAAGAGGTACTTGTGCTACAAATTTTCCCATAAATTTTTAATTAGAATTTTCCATATCTGATGGAAAGTATTTACCCATAATGTTGCCATTATAACTGTTTGCTGTTAACACATCATTTTTCATTTGATGTGAAATCTCACAGTATCCAAGGTATTTTTTGGAATAACACACTTCTAGAATCTCACGTTTAAAATAAGATGGTCCTACAAGTTCAAGTTCAAACTTTAACTCTTCACAAGAACCATAATAAGATTTCCATGTTGATTCTTTTACTACACGCTTGAAAGTTTTTCTTGTCTTTGTCTGCGTTTTCTCTCTGATAGAGATCTTTGTCTTTCTTTCACTGTATAGACTTTTCTTACCTATGTAAAATCTTCCAGTAATTGTGTTGGTTATCATATAGACAAATCCAACAGCTTCTTCAAAATTGGGAAAGTCTTCAATAGAAAGAACTTCCTTACCTAATCCATTGTTAGGGTTATAAATCCAATTGCTCATAAATTTAATGTTAGTACACAAATTTAAGGATTTTTAGCGACATATTTTTCCATTGCATTTTGAAGTTTAGGATAAAAATCATGTAATGCAACATCTTTACCATGATATTTTATAATATCACTTATGTCTTTTTCTCTTGGCAAATAAATGAAAGGTAAACCATACGTTTCATCATAATATTTCATTGAGCTTACACCTGCTTGATCACTGTCCATGCAAACTATTACATGTTTATACAGTGATTTATACTTTTCAATTTGTAACAAACTCAATTTTGTACTTTCACTGTTTGGTGCAACACAATCTATAGTTAAACCAAGACTTTTAATAGCCATTACATCTTTAAGTGATGATGCTATTACCAGTGTAGTATGATTTTCTAATTGATCAGTACCTTGAGTGTAATTACCATTTTGTAAAAAGAATTTAAACCTTTTACTTTTAGGATTATACACCTTGTAAAGACCATCTTTGGAAAAATAACCATAAATGTTTGTACCAATATTCTCAATTTTACCTGACACTTCTCCAGATTCAGAATTTACTTGTCCTATTGTATAAGATTGAAGTGGTAACACATTATACTTTTGAAGCATACTGCTACCTATGTTATACTTTAACCAAAACTCTGCGTCATGTTTACACCACGATCTTGTTGTATGTTCTACAACAGACCATTTAATATTAGACAGCGTCATTTCAACTTCTATGTATTTACCAGTTTTGCAAAATTCATAATAATCATTAACAATTTTCTCAGAAGCTTTAAGATATGAAAGTTCAAATAATTCTTGTACTAACTTTATTGCATCTCCAGATTTGCCAGTTGAATGGCATTTGTAAACAATTTTGTTTTGCTCTTTGCTAAAAAATAAAAACAACGAAGGTGTTTTGTCATTGACATTGAAAATACTTTTGACTCTAAGGGTTTTACCATCAAAGTCTTGTGATAGTCCAAGATAATATTTAAAAATCCAAGCATCTGGTATATCATTGGCTGAATTAAAAAACTTTCTACTTGAAAACATATTACAAATCTATAAAAAAAGAAAAAGGGTAAGCATTGCGCTCACCCTCTTAACTTTTGAAATTATTACTTACTGCTAAATGGTAACTCAATGTCACTCATTGGTGTATCACCAGGACTTGGAAAATCATCTGCAATAGAATCTGTTTTAGGTTCAATGCCAGTAGTTGGCTCAAAAGATTGAACTTCTTCAGCAGGCTCCTCAGTAGCAGGTCTTTCTTTAGATAGAATAATATGAACTTCAGAGTTGTACTCTATCAAGTTCAACGCTTTTCTGTCATCATCTTCTAGTGCAGAGAATGGATATAAGCTTTTACGTGGCTCTGCTTTAGGTAAGAACAATCTGTAATTTGGATTAGTGTATCCTTCATTAAAGTATTCTTTACCAGCAATTGTAAAGTAACCCCATAACTCTGGATCAATAAGATACTTACGTACCTCAGTAACATATTCTTCAATAGTTTCACCTTCAACGCCTTTTTCATTCATTGCTTGTAAAATACCCATTTGCTTTGCAAGGTGATTCATCCAATTATAGATCTGTTGATCTCTTTGAATTTGCTTACCTTCATATGTGTATGTGCTAAATGCATATTGTCCAGATTTGATAGTACCAACTTGACCTCTGTATTTTCCAAGGCTTGGATTATTTTTATCAAGATCTAAACCAGCAAAATCATCACCTCTGTCAACACCTTCAAGTTTGATTGCGACAAAGTATGCTTCTTTATCATAAGATGGAGCATCCAAATATATATCTACAATTCTGCAATAGTGTGTACCTGGTTGGATTATTTTTGAAATACCATTACCACCTGCTTTTTCTTTAAAATCACTAGACTTAAACATAATTTTTTGTTTTTTAATATTAATCAATATAAATTTTATCCCAGTTTGTTACAATATTGCCATCTTCTCCTGGTTCAGAGATAACAATTTCTTGATTTCTCAAGTGCTCAGGGCGTGCGCCACAAGCTATTTCGTCAGTTGTCATAAAACTAAGAATGTTCTTTTTACCTTTTCTGTAAATGTATCCAATAGCATCTGAATTAGATGTAGTAATACGCTTTAACTTACCTGTCAAATCAAGATCAAGTGAGTTAAACTCTGCACCATTTTTCTCTAGTAGAGTATCTTTGATGTGACCAACAAAAATAACATGAGGTGCTAAGGTTTTGACATAGTTAAGAACTTTCTCAAAAGCTTGACGTAACCATGGGTATCCAGCACCATTTGGCATATTTAAAATATTACCATACTGTGCTTTATGCTTGGTGAACCATTCTTTACCCATAAGAGTTTTAGAATATAGTTCTTCAGCATAAGGTACGCATAATGATTCAAGAGCAGTAATAGTATCTAGTGCAATGTACTTATAAGGCTTCTTTGCTTCCATGATCATGTTACCAATAGTAACAATATCAGCAATAGATCTTGCTTTAAGTTTTATTGCTTCAACATAATCAGTACCATCTTCTAAATCAATAATAAGACAATTATCAAGTTGTGATAACAAAGTTGTTTTACCAACCTTAGGCTTACTAAATATTACAAGATTCTTTGGACTTTTCACTTCAGCTTTTAACTTCTGCATTGGAAGAACAAAACCTGTTGGCTTTGCTTCTGGTTCTTTACTTGTTGACATATGATTTTGATTGTTTAATTAAGTCATTTAACCATGTCTTATTTGACAATGGCACATTGTGTTTGATACAATAGTAGTCACGCATGGTCATTGCACTGTAATGGGTATCTTCTTTCTCAGAATACATACCACCTGGCATTTCTTCTTCTTCATAACCAAAACTTGGTGCAGTTATAACTTCAGCATATCTTGCAGTTACTGATGTAGAATTAACTAATTCTAAATCAGACGATCTTACAGCATATGTTGTGTTAGTTTTACCATCACTAGACGTTTCTACTTCTACATACTTTGAAGGATTAAGTTTCCAGTTTGGATTATTAACCAATCTGTACAACTTTCTGTTTACGCGATCATAGTGTTCTTTATCCCAGTCAAACATTTCTACATAGAAATCTTGACCAGAAGAGAGTTCACTACTCCAAAAACGCACACATTCTAATCTTGTTTCTCCAAACTCTTTACCCATGTAACAGAGTTTAGCACCAAACTTTGGATTGGAGATACCCATGTTGGTAAAAAGGTTTTCCCAAAAAGGAGCATAATCCACAGTAAGCTCTTTAATACCTTTTTCTTTTTTTGTTTCTGTTGCAGCTTTAAAACTACTCATTTGTTAAAATTTAATTATTATTACTTTGGTTTAAATGGCTCCTTTGCAGGCTCATCTACTTCAACAATTTCCATTTTTGCATAATCTGCCTTATACCATTGAATACCTGTCTCTCCAAACCTGTTTTTGAGAACATGCATCGCTAGTAAATACTTGTCGCTTGCAGTAATGATATACTTTTGAGGGCCATACCTGCTTATATTATACTTGGCTGGCCTGTTATACGCAATCATCACGTCTGCACATTGTAAGAGATAGTCGCTTCCAAAAACATCTGCTTCAGTTGGAAAATTCTCCAACTTACCTGGCTTCTGTCTTTCAGCATTGTCAATGTCTCTATTTAACTGAGTAAGAATTATAAATGTCACAGGTAGTGAATTCTTCATCTCAGTCAACATTGTGGCAAGATTTTGCAATGTAATTTGTTTACTTGTTTCTGAAGCTGCTTGGCGAACCAATAGCGTGTGGTCAAGTGTAACCACAAAAGGTTTTTTATGTTCCTCATAGAAGCTCACAATCCAATACCTCATTTCTGATACAGTCATTGATCTATCTATAACATATTCTTTACGTGTTTTTTGTTTACCAAGGTATTCCACTAATTTTGCGTGATCGCCTTTGGAAAAAGGAGGCATACCATCATCTTCTGCAGACTGTAGATATCTAATATCCATATTGTTTGCAGAAGACATTTCTCTAATGCCCATATTTCTTCCTAGCATTTCAAATTGAAAATGCAAAACCATAAAATCTTGTTCAGTATTTAATTCTTGTAGATTTCTGGCCAATGTTGCTGCGACAAGTGTCTTACCAACACCAGGTCTTGCTGCAAGAATATACAATGATTGCCATTCAATACCATTAAGACCAATTTTATTAAAACCTTCCCATGAAGTTCTTAAAGATTTGATTTCTTTTCTGGCACGTTTCTCAATATAATCAAGGCTTTCTTGTAGTATATCACTATACTTACGCCATGGTTTTACATGAGATGGGGGTCCATGAGATGCTGAAGATCCAGCCTCTGGTTTGTTATACATAAATAAATTTTTTTGATAAGCAAATATAATAAAAATTTGTCAAATTACCATACAATTTGAGTAGAGTTTTGACTTTTAAGTTCAGAATTTATCTTGTTGAATATATCATTGCAGTCCCACATTTTCTCACGTGCATATGCAGCAGAGGCAGGGTGACTTGCTCTTAAGATAACTTGAGAATCATCTAAAAGATCCTCTAACTCTTGTGCTTTTTTACCTAAAAATGCCCAGACAATGGGTTTTTTTGCGTTTATAGACTTAGAATTTAACATGTCTATAAGATACTTTACAAATGGATCCCATATTGCAAAATGTTTTCCAATTTTACCAACCTCAGTGGTAAGTGATGTGTTTAGCATAAGTATACCTTGGTTACTCCAAGTGGATAAATCTGTACTCAAATCTTTTGTATCGTCAGTACTGTATACTGTTTTTGTTATTGCGCGATGTATATATCGCAAAGATGTTTCAGCTTTACCAGTGTTACCACAGCTAAAAGCAATACCATCTGCAACACCTAGTTGTGGATATGGATCTTGTCCAACCATCACTACTTTTAATTTGTCAAATGGACATTCTGTAAATGCCCTGAACACCATTCTGAGAGGGGGTGTAAACCTTATGTCATCATTAACAAGCTCCTCAAGAGTCTTGACTATAGTAACAAAATCCTCAGATACTAAAAATCCTTTTAGCAAATCATGCCATCCTGAATCACTTGATTTAATCATGTTGTACAGTTTTTCTGCAACATCTTTAGCATTAAGTTTAATTGTTTGTTTTTCCATAACTTTTAGTAACTTTGATTAAATTAAAATTATATGTCAGAAGAAGTAATTAAATCATTCTTACCATCAGGATCAGATGATCAAATGGTAGAGGTCATTAAAGAAGATGCTATTGTAAGCATCAAAATGAGTACAGGATACTATAAAAGAATTCAAAATGTTATTGCATTTCTTTTAGAAGGTAAACCTGTATCAGAGGTGCAAGCATCTCATCAGGAAATTGCATCACGTAAAGTGTCAAAATCTTGGATTGTTCAATATGAAACTCTTTTAATTCTTTGTAGAGAATTTGAAAAAGCTGCAAAAGAAGCTGACTTTTTTGAAAAAATGACTATTGCTGAACTTCGCGATGCTATGGAAAAAGCTGAAGAAAGGTTAGAAGATCAAGAAGAATCATCAAATCAGTAAAGATAAATTCCAAGATCATGTCCTAGTGCAATACAACTTTCTATTGATGCTGACATTTCTTGTTTAGAACAATCTGCAAAACTTTTAAAACCTGCTGATGAAGAGCTGGTTGCTACAATGTAGAGGCCAGCTTTTTCTTTTACTATCATTTTTATTTCATCAATAGAATGACCAGTTGAGTTTGCAATCTCACGTATAAGTGCGTGAACCTTAGCAAGTTGCCCTGCTGTTTTATCGTCATTTGTAAGAACAGTAATGTAAGCTTCTAGCTCCTGTCCTTTTTTAACACCCATGTTAAACAACTTGAGTTTACCTGCATCTTCTGGAGACGCAGGCAATATCTCAGTGCCATTAATAATTACTTTGATTGTTGTATTATGCATATGGTTCTGTATAAACAATTTTCTTAGGATCTATGTCTTTCAATGCTTCAGCAATCCAGTCCATATCTACTGTGTTTTTATAACCAAGAATGTGTATTGTTGCTTTATCATCAGGATTTAACCTTAGCAACCTTCCTATACGCTGATTACTTTGACGTTCATTACTATATGAATGTAATATTATACCAGCTTTTAAATTTGGAATATTAACACCTTCATTTAGTTGCTGGACACAAGCAAGTTTTGTAATGTTTCCTGATTTGAATTGATATAAGTTTTCCTCACTATCTGAATTCTTACTATGATAACTATCCTCACAAATCCAATCTGCTTGCTCAGTAGTATTACAAAAGACAATACATTTATCATGCATCATTTCTAATAATTGCTTTGCATAGCGTTCTTTTGTTGGAAAAGTCATTATAGCTTTCATTCTCATAATACGCTTTATCTGCGTTTCTTTTGGTGACATGATTCTTCTAAGCTGATCAGTCCAGTAAGCATATGCTTTTTGCTCACTATTTAAAAAGAATGAACCATCTTTCTTCTTGACTTTCATGTTGCGTTCATCACTAAGTGATAACATGTGCACCATAATTTTATAGTCATTAAGAATTGAATCATCAATAGCATCATCTGTTATGTAAGTGTATTGAATTGGACAGTAATTAGCAACCATTTCACCTTTCTCAGAAGACTTGTATCTTGGAGGCGTACCTGTAAGACCAAGAATTTTACCTGAAAATGCATTAAGCCATGCATCATGAGAGTGTTTCAAACTATGACACTCATCAAGTATTACAACATCATACATGGTGCTGTCTACTTTTTTAAGTGAAAGATAGGTTGAGAACTCTAAATGTGGTAGCAAATGAGTCATTTTGTGCTTAATACACTCAGCTTTCCAGCTATCCCATACAGCTAGTTTAGGACCAACTATAAGGTAACGTTTAAACATACATGTAGGGTGTAACTTATCAATGTACTTTAGACCTATTAAAGTTTTACCTACACCCATTGATATGCCTAAACCTGCTTTACGCTTCCCCTGTATCGCCTTTAGGGCTTCTTCTTGGATAATCTCGCGGTTTTTCATATTTGTTTTCTCTTTTTGGAACAACTTTGAACATTTGCGTATTGTTTTCTTTTATTCCTCTAACACCTTTTTCTTCAAGAACTTTTGTCTTGTCAATCCATTGAATGTTTAGAAGAACTTTGTTAAAGAATCTTATAATTGCATTTGGTTTTTTTGATGACCATAGCAGTAATCCTCTTTCATCTACTGCATCTTGTTTTGTTGTGGCTCCTATTATAAAATAGCCAATAAACTTTTTCATTTTAAGTTAATTTAGATTGTGACAAATTCATTTCTCTTGCTTCTTTTGGATGAGTTTCTACCCATTGATGGCAAGATAAACACAAAGGTATCCAGGTTTTCTTATCAAGATAATATAACCCTCTTCCCTTAGTATGGTGCACTGTCAAATTCTCCTTGAATTGACCCATGCACTCAGGCAATTTTGCTCTACATGTAGAGTTTAAAGGTTCATTTAAGAACTCTTTACGCATCTTGCTGTATAAAACATCAAGTACGTCTTTTTTATCAGATTTTGGTTTAATTGATCTTTTGTTTGATGGTGTTTTAGTCACCTCTTGAGAGTACCAGCAGTCTTTGCAGTATTTATTACCCTCATGGTTTTTCCAGATCATTTTGTCCAGCTCACAGCTAGAACATTTTTTAAGTTTTACTTGCATATAATTTATCTAGCAAGCTCAGATTTCTATGTTGTCAATGTCAATGAAATCACTGTCAGTTAGTTTATCTATGTCAGAGATATCAACAAGATCAGGTTCATGTTCAATAATGTTATCATCATTGTAATCCTCATCTCTTTTTTTAGATGGTCCATAATACAAAACACTTATCGCAAAAGGATCATTTACTTCATCTCCCCAATTAGCAGCCTCTAATTCTTTAAGCATTCTGTCCCATTCAAAATCAGACATTCCAGCATATTGTTCTACTTTCAACTCAATACATTTACCATTTGGTAATTGGTATAGCATGTTTAGCAAAATATTAAAGAACTAAGTTAAACTATTCTAACAAAAGCTTGGTACAAATATAAGAAATATAAAAAATTTAACGTACTACATAGCTATTAAAATTCTGCTCTTCTAAAAAAATTTTGTACAAAGTCTTCTAATTCCATGGTGACACTGTCAACACCACTTCCACAGCTACTAATACTTACGTGTTTTGTGATAACATTAATAACAATTAAAAGATTTGTATCCACGCAGTACTGACTGCCAATTCCAAATCCTTTGTCATCAGACCATTTATCATATGGAATCATTGCGCAAAAAATCATACGTGTAAGATAATCTGCATCATCCCATCTTTGTCTTCTTGAAAGAACCTCATGTACAACAGATACTAATGTACTTGCATTGTCATGTGTATACAGATAGACAGAGCTATGCTCTCCTATAACCTGTACTTGAGCACTTTTCATATTAATTTTTTCCATGATTTTTTGTAGATTAAAAAAATACAACATTCTATCCACGCAATTTGAAATGTAATCTTATACTTGTAAGCAAACACCAAAGGCATTTTCTCCAAGTAAAGACCTAGACCAAACTTTCTTGAATAGAATAATATTTTGACAAACAAATGTTTCATTTTCCTGTACTGCCAAATCCACCTTCACCTCTTTCAGATGATGATAACTCAGCTACTTCTATGATTTCTACAAATGGTAATTTCATAATGACAAGTTGTGCCACTCTATCTCCAATATCATAAACATCACCTTCTTCAAGGTATCTAAATTTAAGCATAAGAGAACCTCTATAACCTGAATCAATTACACCAACAGAATTGGCTAAATTCAAAGTTGTTTTACTTACTGAACTTCTAGGAAATAAAAGACCAACATAACCTTCAGGAATTTCTAAAGATAATCCTGTGTCATATGTCACCATTGTACTGTCTTTATTCCACTCTTCACTGATGGCTACTAAGTCCATACCTGCGTCACCAGCTTTAGCGTAACAAGGTATTACTGCGTCTGGATGCAGCTTTTTTATTTTTAATTTTATATTACTCATATATCAAAGTTAAAAAAAAGTTAATTAAAATATCCAATTATCAATAATTCATGTATATTTGTACAGACAGCTTCGACTCTGTTTGTTTTTTATGATTATTTTAATTGTTACTAAGAAAGGGGGATTTAGGTCCCCCTTTTTTATTAGTCAAAAATATAAGACACAGTGTTGTTAAATGGATCAAATTCCATTTGATTTGTCTTACTGTAAGTACCTGGTTCTAACACCATTTTGTCATGCTCATCATGAGTAATAACTGTAGGGTTTTTTACTATTAAATCAATTGCTTGATCAGTTTTGTGTTTATACCCAAAAGGTTTATTAGCAGTCATTATGTGCTTTTGTGGCTCACCACCTGGTGTTAATTGTAGTTTTGTGGTTGATTCCCAACCATTTGTGTGATTATCCATTATGATTCTGATTTTAAAAGTTTAATATACTGTTCTTTACTTAAATGATATGGTCTGCAATCTTTACTTGTTGATGAGTGTTTTGCTAAAATAACATCTCCTTGTCTATAAATATACTCAGGATCTGTAATGTTCAACTGGACAGTCCATGCAATTGCTTCAAGTGCATCTTTACTTCTACCAATATTATTTGGTACATAAATCCAATACTCGCGATTTGTTGTGCTACACCAGCATCTTACTGCATAAATAGTAGCATTTTTAACACGAAATTCACTTTTTTCTTCAGGAAATAATCTTGCACCTTCAATTTCATACAGTTCATACTCATCTTTCATTGTTTTTGAAACTTCTGTATTGTTCTCTAACCAAGAAACACCTTCTTTTTCAAGAGTTTGTTTGTCAACAAGCACTGGTTTTAATTCCTTAAACAAATCAATCACACCAATTGCTTTAAAATACAAGCGTCTAATTTCAATATTCTTTTCTGCAAAAGCCATTGACACAGTTATATCTGGAGTATCATTCCAAGAGTGTTCTATGGAATCAGCAAAAGATTGAACTTCTGGATGAGTTTTGCCACCAATAACATTGTTATAAAAATTGTCATAAGTTTTATAAAGTTTTTTCCAATACATTTTAGCAGAATTCTCGTCCACTGGCATGTTTTCCATGTAATACTGTTTTGTTTTTTCTTCTGTTATCATAATTCTTGATCATTTAAGTTTTCTGCATACTCTTTTAAATCAATACAAACACCTGTTAATGATTCTTCATAGCCCACGTATTCAAGACTGGTAACTCTAAAAATATAATTGTCATAATCAAGTTTTGCAGCTTCTGCAACACCTTCTTCATCCCATTGTTCAGTTTGCCAACCAGACCATTCTGCATTAGGAACATTACCGTTTAGAGCTTCTAATGCTTTTTCTATAAAATCATCTTGTAATGATTCACATAAAGTAATTAACTCAGTACTGAGAAAACCATTTTTTACTTTAGGAACTATTGATACTGTACCTCCATCAAGAATATTCTCAATGTTGATTTCTAATTCATCAAAGTAAAACTTTTTGGGTATTTTTACAACTATTGCATTTTCAATTTGAAGTTCTAATGACTCAGTTGTGTCCTCACTATAAATATCTTCACCTTCAAACATTTTTGTCACAGGATCATATACAGCTATACCATTGGCATTGAACTCACCAGCCCAAGAGCCATAATCAAGAATGCTACACATTCTATCAACCAGCCATTCAGCTTCAGGATCACTTGATGATTCTCCATCAACTTGTATATATACCCAGCCAGAGTCTCCTCCACCTTCCCAGCATATTGCTACTTCTTTGCCATCTTGTGATTTCTCATCACACCATTTTATTACATCTTCTATTGTCATGGTAATTTTGTTTTTGATTGTTTAACATAATCTGATTTTTCTTCTGCGATTTCTTTAAGAACTTTTCTTCCTTCGCCAGGTTTGTACATCCATCCTACGATGTTCATGTTGTCAAGGTAATCTTTGATTGTAGGAATCCATCCAATGTCTTCCATGCAATGTTGTTCGCCAAGTGTTCTGACAGGTACTTTTTTACCAGCAGAGTTTACTATGTATACGCCAAACTCTTTCTCACACCAAAAGATACCTTCTGCATGATGGCGTAATGCTCTATGACGCATATCTGGATAATGCATCTTAGTTTCGTCAAACCAATTATGAATTGGTAAATAATCTTCTGCCTCACCTCCCCATTTCTTTGCAGAGGAGATGCTGTGATGTAAAGGATGTGACATATTATATAATTTTGATATTAACTTCTGAGACAACAATCCATGTGCAATCACTATTGATTACATATACGCCATCTTCAGTAGTATAATCTTCTGGGCACTCCCATACATTCTCATCATAAGGATAAACAGTAACTGTTTCACACGAATGGTCTATCACTATCAGCTTCTTCATCTGTGACTTCTTTTTTTGATGGATCAAGTAATGATTTTTGCTTATTGTTCTTGCGTTCTATTTCATCAATTTTCATTTCAATTACAGGACGCGAATAAGGTTTGACAACTCCATTGTCATTGTAGTATCTGATTCTCTCTATCTTGTGCAAAAGACCTTGCTCAACAGGCATATAGTCTGAAAAAAAATAATCTATGTTTCTTATTTTTCTCCAGTCCATATGACTCCAATCTGTTGTCAATGCACTTAACTGATTTCTCAGATACTTTTCATTATTTGTCATCGCTTGTTTCTGGAAAAGGAACTTCTTCTAAATCTTTAGGATTTTTGATTTCTAACCTTAATTCTTTAATACCAAATTCTACAGCCATGTAAGTAAGTTTTGCAACTGCTGCCCACATTGCATAATCTGCTGGCATACGAGATGTATAGTAAAAAGAATCCATGTTATCACCAGGTATTACTTCAAATTTTGATTGTGATTCATTCACAATTAGTTTAACTGAAGCTGTTATCACTTTGCCATCTTTGTTTACGTAATCTTCTGTAAGCGTATAGCTTTTGCTTGTTACATTAATATCCATGATTTTTTAGTTTTGATTTTTGTTAATACTATCTAAGATTTCTCTATAGAATTTGTCATAGTTTTCTTTAAGTAGATTTGAAAATGTACCATCAACATCTGATTTGTCAATCTTTTCATTGCTGTATTCTTCATCATATTCTAAAGAAATTTCACCAGATGTATGGCGAATAATGTCATAAAGATGCAATGCTGCGTTTTTATATGACTCTATTTGCACCATTACTACTTCTGCTCTATCAGGTGATAATGATGGGCGAATGTTTGTGTCAATATGTTCATCTTTTTTCCTTTTTATAATCCATGCTTCAGTAATAAATGCTAAAGCAACAGGTTTGACTACTTGAATTGCTTGCTTAACTGCAGCAATAAATCTAGGTTTGTCTTCTTGTGTATGTAATGCAGCTAGTTGAGGTGCAGCAACCGTTACAAACTCTTTATTGTCATCTTGTGTTAGGAATGCTACTAACATTGGCATTTCACCATTTTCATTCATGTATTTTACTGCAAAGTTTTTATTTTGTTCTTGAAACCTTGCAATTGCTTTGTCTAGTTCTATATTCATTACATATTTTTTATTTAAAGAATTTCTCAAAAATCTCTTGAGCAGCACTTTCTGCCCATGCTATCATATTGTCTTCATCTGAATCCCAACATCCATCATATACAATACCAGCAGTATGCATAGCTTTACCCATGATGTAACCCATTATTTTATAATCAGGACCATCACAATTGGTAAAATCTATTACTACTACTGGTTTTGAATGTTTAGTTGATTCAGAGTTTGTGACAACTATAAAGTTGTTAAACTCATGTTCCATACTATTTCCATTTCATGTTAGGATTTGTCTTATAATTGATATAAGCTTGCGCTGCTCTTTTGCTAGCGAAATATCTGATTGCGTTTGAATCAGATTCTTTTACATACAGCCATCTTGTAAAAAAGATGAATACATTACTCTTGTATAATACTACATACTTATCAGTAGCTACTTGTTCTAATTTATATTCCATAACAATAAATTTATGATGTTTACATTTACCAAAGTTACTACAAACTTTTTGATTTAAACTTAGGAGAACATCCTAAACGAATTGATACACTAAACCCACGTTTTTCATGGGCTGATAGCTTAATAGATTTGTCATTCATGTGTTTTTGAATAATCTCTTCAAACTTTTCTTCTTCAAGTTCATAATCCATAAATGGTATTGCAAGCTGTCCAAGTTCATTCTTGTCAGCTTCAGCCATCATTTTGTCAAAATCTCCTATAGGAGTACTGTTAGCAAATAGCTCTCTGTAACAGTTCATTGCAACGTTATCAATACGTTTTGCTCTGGGCATTCTTTTTTCAGTGGTTGCCATAATCTTAAATTTTTACGTTCATTAAATGTTCTGAAATTGCAGTAAGCTCTCTCATTGCTGTCTCATCATCAAGTGTTTGCAAATTTACAACAGTTTGAAACATTGACATGCATCCACCAATAAATCCTTTACGCATTTCAGTGTATTGTAAATCATTTTTAGGCATTTCACCAAGACCAATAGCTTCCATCATTTTGTCAAATTCTACATCTACATTAAATGTTGCCATAATAATTATTTTTTCTTTAAATGTTCAATTACTCTTTCCCAATAACTTCTAGCTTTCATTCTACCATCTTGATATGGTGCTAATGAATGAGTTGCTATGGCAGATTTTAATGATTCTTCTTTAGCTTTCTCATCACCATGTAGTTTAATAGCATAAGCATACATTTCATTAGCTTTTTCTTTTTCTGTCATAATCTTGATATTACTAGATAATTTGCATAAGCATCTTCATAGGTCTTTGCCCATATTCTGTAACCATCAATTATAAATAGTTGTTTTTCCATTAGTCTTCTATTTTAGTTTTTATTAAATTAATTGCTGTTTTAAAACCAGCTAAAAAACCTACATATAAATCAGGTTGAGGTTTACCATAGCTTTCTTCTATCATATACTTTTCAGCCATTTCTCTTAAAATATCATCAGTTATGTCTTCCATTAGTCTTCTGTTATTAAGGTTAAACCATCATTTTGAGCAATCATGTCTATTGAAAACCAAATTTGGTTCATGGTTGCTTCATTTGTCAATGCAGTGTTTAGTATTTCATGTGATTGTGCATCATCGTCACAGTTGTAACGATATTGTATGTCATCAATATGCCATAAATTGTCAACAAAATATCCTTCTCTGCGAAGGATTTCTTTAGCTTTTGCTATTTGTTTTGCTTGTGTCATTTTGTTCTAAATATTGAATAACATACTTGGCGTAAGATGTAAGCACCTCATGCCCTTGAAACTCAAAGGATTCTTTTTCATCCTTGACACTCTTCTCATAAAGAGATTTAAACTCTTCAAAGAGTTCATCAGTAAACTCAAACGTACTCATCTTACTGAAGATGTACAGTTACTGAAATAATAGTTCCCTCCTCATCATAATGAGCATACACAGGATACATTCCATCTCCAAATGCAGTACTAAATGCTAAACCAGCACCCGTGTGACCCATTTTAAATGAAAGCTCACCATGTCCATCTTCTGACAAAGTTGCTTGTGCACATGCATTGTAGCTAAATCCACTTTTTGGATTAGGTCGCTCTGCAATTTGCCAATCATGCTCTGATATTAGAACATTCATGGTTTTACCATATTCTGGTAACACCTCTTCATAGTTTGCAAAATCCTTTCCATAAGTTAAGGTTCTACCAGTGTGTTCATTTTTGTAGACTCTAATGTCTTCAAAATCTTCATTCTCCCATTCAGAATCAATGTAGCATGGATCACAGATCATTAACTGACCTGAATCCACAGCAACATGTCCTATGAGAACTTCTGTTACAGTTTCTGCCATAGCATTTGTTTTTGGTTAATAAAAAAGTTAATTCTAGTCTTTCCCAGTGTCCTCAGATCTATTCCCTGCAGGCAACCTGTAGCACGGTTTTTAGTTACTCTAGTTTTAGCACCCTCATATGTAGGGTCAAGCTGAGAACTCATTCGCGTTGTAGTGCAAGTTAGCACTCCATCAAACTTCTTCCTTTCTCAAGGGAACAACACGTCCAACATTACTGCTGATATTTTATTTATACTCCTCAATGTTTTGGAGTCCAACCTATTCCTGG